AAGTGGGCTTCCTGACCTACGATGCTGACCGCAGGGGTATTAACACACGCCTGTTGATTGGTAGCGCTTTCAACGTTAAGGTCGTGGTTGATGACCAACTTCCGATCATTGGCACCAGCGGCCAACAACGGCAGTTTGTTAGCTACCTGTGTGGCGATGGCGTCATGCTTGAGGGTGAACAGACCCCCCTTGAGATCGAGACGGTTCGCAATGCACCATCCAAGCAAGATGGCATTATTGTGGACTACCATCACAGCTTCCACGTTCCTGGCACTACCCTGTCTGGTACTGCTGTTGACAACCCAACCAACGCTCAGCTAGCTACCGGCTCTCAGCACGCGCTTGCTTACAACGATGCGCGACTGATCCCGCTGGTCCGGTTGGTGACAAACAGCCCCTACGGTGGTACGATCTGATCGGTTGACTCCGAGTTGGACACACGGCCCCTGGGGAGTGCAAGTCCCTGGGGGCTTTTTCATGGCCCGATCTGAGCTATGATCGAGGCTGGCCCCGTACCGTCTCCCGATGGCGCTCTTTAATTTTTACGAATTTCGCAAGGCTTTCACGGTCGCCACTCTGCCCGCGAACCCCAGGACAGGCACAACCGTCAGGGTCAGCAACCTCACTTCCCCCACCGTGGGCTCTGCTCCCGTGCCCGGCGGCGCGGCCAACGCGCTCTGCTGGTACAACGGCTCTGCCTGGCGCGTGTACGCGGTGTGAACGCTTCCTGGTGGCCCTGGCATCGCCTGGCCGATCCCTATTACTACTCCAGCGCCAATGGCGAGCGTCCCTGCAACTGCACGCCCCCGGCGCTGGTCACGGTGGAGCAGGCCGACGCCTACATGGGGGCCACGCTCAAGGCGACCGCCTGGACCGCGCTCAACGCAACGCAAAAGGCGCAGGCTCTTAACTCTGCTCAAACTGCGCTGCGTACATTACGCTGGTGTACTGATGAAGCGACTTGTTGCGGCAACAGCCTAACAGCAGGCTATCTTGCTGCTGCCTCAGAACTTGCCTTGGTGCTATTTAGCAACAGTACCGCAGTTATTGGCGCCTCTAGCCAGTTGCCGGCACCAGTTGTTAAGCGAGAAAAGTTCGACGTATTCGAGCAAGAATACTTTGATCCTAACACCATAGCACAGGTGCTGCCAAAAGACAAGCGTGTTGGCAGTTACTCGCCTACCGTCCTGCGGCTCTATCCATGGCTGCTGGATCTAATTGGCTGTTGGGTTGACCGGCAGAACGAAAGCTCTGTTCGCATTCTTCGAGGCTAAATGAACGCTCCGCAAGATGCTTGGGCAAGGCCGTTATCAAAACGGATGATAGACAAGTATAGATCCCAGTCGCTTACATACATTAAAGTAACTCCTGGCGTTTACAATGAAACGCTAGGTACAGTTGCAATTACTGAAGCAAGGTTTAATGCTGCCGGCGCTGTAACGCGCTCTAAAAAGTCAGAACGCAATGGTACGCAGCAAGGCAATGAAGTTAGCGTATGGGTTGACCATGATACAGTACCTTGGCCTATCAGCTCCAATGACAGACTCGAATACTTGGGGCGCAAGTGGAAGGTAACAGAAGTCGAGAGTTATGGCAGTGGCACTGACGGCGTTATCGTCGGACCAATCTACCTGACTACGCTGGACGGCAAAATGATTACCACACTTGGCGGCAAAGCCATTGTCATACAAGGCTCTGAAGACGAAAGGCCAACTTTTGCAATGTACGCAAGCAAAATAACGGCGAGGGCGGAATAATGGCAAGGCGACGCAAACCGATGAAGAAAGGCAAAGGCTTCGGTCTTGAGAAAATGTCTGACGAAATTAGGGACGCTGCATTTACTGCATTGCGCAATGCCGCCAAGGAAGTAGTAAACGACCTTGCTGCTATTAGCCCAGCTTGGGGCGGTGACTTTAGGGATAGCTGGTATGTTGAAACTGCCGATGGCAAAAGAGGCGCAAGGCCAGGCGGCAAAGATGGTAAGTACAATCTTTTTAACATCCCCTTGCTTAAGACCCAAGGCCGTAACGCAAAGGGCCAGTTTACATCTTCCCTGCCAGCAAGCGGAAGCAAAGTTGAGCTGCTTATCGGCAACTCTTCCCCCTACGCGCAAGAGGCAATGGATCTTATCCCTGGCAAGTTTATACGGCAAGAAGAAGATCCAATTAAAGCGCCAGTTGCAATAGGCAGAAGGGTTGGCAAGTACCGGGGCGATGTTAAGAAAATGTCAACAGAAGAAATACTGGAGCGAGGCAAGCGACCGGCGATGTCAACAGCAGAAAAAGACTGGTACGACACTTACATGGGAGGCGGCAAATTTAAGGATGCCATTAAAAAAGGCGCCAAAGCTGGCTTCCTTATTCCTGCAAACAAAAGATGACAGTCCCTCTGCAGCAAATTCGTGGCATTTACGAACGCATTGTAATTGATGCCGCCAGTCCGGTGCGTGTTTATGTTGAGAATCAACTTGCTACTGAGTTTGCAGATGATGATGAATACTGTCTTGTTCGTGTCAACTTTGGGTTGATGCAAGAGCAAGCCATTGGCGCCCAGGCTTCGTGGCACATTCGAGGCTCCCTGGTGTGCGAAATCTTCACCCGCAAAAGCATCGGCCCTGGCCGGGGGCTGGTCATTGCCGGCCCTGTGATCGACGCGCTATCGGCCCTGAACGGCTCGATCCCGCCGCCGGGGCAGTCAATCATCGCTCGCGTCGGCACGCTCACAGGGCCGACCCAGGCGCAGCTACAGGATCGGGCGCATCACTTTACCCGGTTCTCTATGCCCTTCATGGCTCGCTACAGGGAGTAGACTGGCGGCTACAGCAATCACCGGCCACGGGTCGGACCTCCTATGCCCGTCGCTAACTGCGGCCCTGTCAGCGTTCTCACCGGCCAAGATGGCATGATCGCCATGAAGCCCCCCGGCACTCTGGCCTGCCTGCTCGACAAAACTGATTTTCCTGCTCCCGTTAGTCCTGCTACCACTTCAGTTCTTCATATTCCTGCTAATTCTGATTTTCGTGTTGGTGATCCTGTAACTTTTACGGAAAAGGGAACCGCTAACCTTGATGCTGCCATCACTGATGGAACAGTTTATTACATCAAGACCCGCCCTACTCCCACGTCTTGCACTATTTCTGCCACTCTTGGCGGCGCTGCGCTTGCTTTTACCGGCAACGGTGGCGCTGGTGGCGCAAACACTCCAGGCGAAGGCAACCACATCGAGATGAGCTTCGCTACGGCTTACGCCATGTGCGAAGTACCATCCGTTGACCTTACCCTTACAAGGGGCGAGATTGACATTACCTCTCTTCCTTGTAAGCCTGGCTCTGGTACTGGCCCTAAACTTGCTCGATTCCGCAGGTATCAGGCCGGTTTTGCAGATGGCAATGGCACCTTGACTGTGCGCCTTACTGAAGATCGTCTTGCTTTCACCAATCGTATTATTCAAGGTACGATGTTTAACGATCAAAACGGTGCCCAGTTGAAAGCGTACTTTAGTGCCGTCGCTACTACTGGCAACCCGAACATGGTTGACGATGCTGCTTCGCTGCCATGCATCTTCCCCATCGTCCTGCTTAGCCTTAGCGGCGCTATCTCGCAAGATGATAGCCCGACTGAGATTTCGATTAACTATCGAATCTCGGACACCCCCACCAACCTTTTTGGCTTGACTGACTTCTGATCGTTTGCGGATCGTCACACAGCGGGGCTCTGGCCTCGCTTTTTTGTGCCTTGGCCCGGTGCTATGATTCCCTCGTTGCAACATCCTTCCCATGGCCAAAAACGTCAAAGAGCTTCTTAAGGCGACTCGCCAACGTCGCAAAGTGGAGATCACGCTATCCACTGGCGCTACATTTGATATGTATTTTACGCCGCTGACCGAAGCGGAAGACGAAAAAATCAGAGAAGCAGTCAAGACCGATAATAGCACCAATGCCTACGGCTTGCGCGTGCTGATTCTTCGTGCCGAATACGAAGACGGCGAGAAAATGTTTGACCCAGTTGCCGACAAAGGCGTAATGCGCCAAGAATATGCCAAGGCAGACTTGACTGCCATGATGGAAGCCCTGATCTTCAATGGGGGGATGCTGGCAAGCCAGGACTCCAAAAGCGATCAAGGAGGCGATAAAAAAGGATTCGGCCCTGATGCTTAGACTTGCGTTATGCAAGGTGCTCGGAAAGACGCTTTCCGAGCTTGAGCGCGACGCAACTCAGGATGACATAATTATGCACGCTGCATACGAAGAGATCCTGGCCGATCAGATACCAGCCGTCCCACAGGCCAGCCAACCCAGGAGGCGCTAAGGTGGGACACTGGCGCCAGGGCAGGGAGTGGCTGACTATCGGGGGCTAATCAGCGTTGGCGTACAAGGTCTTGGCGAGATTCGCCAACTTAACGCAGCGCTTGAAAGAGCTAACCAGCTGTACGGCAACCTTGAAAGCGCACAGCTTAACGTAGGCCAGATTGCGCAATCTGCCACTCGCAATGTTGAAAGAGCTGCGCGTCAAGTTAATGCAGCCGGTAGGCGCAGAGCGCAAGCGGGACGCGATCTTGCTGGTGCCGGTCGCACTGTTGGGAACGTGGCCATGCGCCTCGACCCTGACACTAGGCGCTTTGTGGCAGGTGGGCCAAATGCTACAGCACGCAGACTGGCAAATGCCCAACTCCGACTTGCTCGGCGCGACGTAAGGGAATCCGACAGGGGCCTGACACAAGCAAATCAAGCGCTAGAAGAAGAGGTGCGAAATCGTCGCCGGGTTGGCGCTATCCAGGGCAGGTACGCGAGAGCGTTGGAACGTACAACCCGCATCCAGGAAAACTTGCAGCGCAGGGGCCTAGACGCAGCCACTCAGGTAGCAGGCGTTTCGACAGGCATTGGTAACGCAAGTCGCGGCAATTACCTTACCAATTTATACCAAGGCCGGCAACGGGAATTTGCGCGAGGTGGCGCTGGCATGGGCTTAAGCCCAGAGCTGCAACAACAGGCCCGCAACGTCCGTGGCGCCTGGGATCTAGCGACTGCTGGCGGCAGGGAAAACCTGCAACTAATGCAGCGGATCGCCACCGAAATGGCGGGCTTATTGCGCCAGCAAAACGAGCTAAACCGTGGCCGCGCTGGGCGATCTATTGCATTTGAAGCCGGAAGACGCGGGCAAGAAAGAATCACCGATCTCTCCCGAATGCAAGGGGCAGATCCCGACAAGATTAGGAGACTGCGTTCTCAGGCGACAAACGTAATTTACACTGGAAATACTATTGGCGATATTGCGGGCTCGCGTGAAGCGGCGCGGCGCATGAATGTGTCGATTAGCAGATATACGCGAGAACTAAATGCGGCGGCGACGGAGCTAGGGCAGCGGCAACGCGCCAGTGGTCGCAACGTAAACGTAAACAGCAGTTGGCAGGTAGCGCTGCAAGATATGCAGAATGCGCAAGCAGAAATAAATCGCGCATCAAAGAAACGTTTTAACGACAAGCTAAGGCAGGAAGAGGCGCGGCAGGCAAGTCTGGGGATCGGTGTCCCTGCTCTGCAACGCATTGGCGGGCCGATTCGGCGTGTTAGCGCAATCCCGATGGGCGGCGGGATTGATTCTGGAATCATGCCCAGAGCGCTTCCAAGCAAGGAAATGCTTAGGGATCGCGTTGCAGGTTCCCAACAAAGACAGCCAAGCAGGCTCGATGAATTGCAGGCTGCACAGCAGAAGCAACTGGCGGAAGAAGCTAAGCGAGCGGCTGGTTCACTGGGGCGCTTTGGCGCAGCGGTGGAGCGCGAAGAGAAGCGGCAGCGGAGCCTTGGGATCGGTGCTCCTAGTCGCGCAAGCGGCTCGACCCAAAGAGGCGGCGCAATCCCGATGGGCGGCCAAGGCGGTCGGCCAGGCATGTTCAATCAATACGCTTCCCCTGCCGGCCCTGGCAACCCGGTTGGCATCGGACAGTTCAGGGCAGAGCAGAAACGCCAGCAGGGTCAAAAGGGCTTCTTTCAGGGCGATGCACGCAGCGCAATCGGTGACGCGCTGATCGGTGGCGCCTTCCCGGCGCTGTTCGGCCAAGGCTTTGGGGCGTCGGCAGGCGGCGCCCTGGGCGGGGGCCTAGGCGGCGCCCTGGGCGGTTCGTTCGGCTTCGGTCTGAGCCTTGTCGGCACAGCGGTAGGCCAGGCCATTGATACAACCGCAAAAAATCTTACCGAACTTGCCGGTGCGCTCAAAACTCCAGGCGACACAATGGAGGCGCTTGCTAAAAGCGGATTCCATGTTAGCAATAGTCTGAAGTTTCAAGTTCAGCAACTCGAATCAGTTGGGCGTGCTTATGACGCGCAGACGCTGGTACTGCAGGAGGTCGAAAAGCGTCTTGGCCCTGGATCGGTGCGCCAGCTTAACGCACTTGAGTCAGAGCAGCGGCGACTGCAGGAGCAATGGTCTTCGATTGCCGGCACACTGCAGTCTGAGTTATTGCCTGCGCTTGTTGGCCTTACTGGCGTAATTGCCGACACCATTAACGTAGCGCGTGGGATTGGGAGCTTGCCAGGCGCCAAACAGATTGGATCTGCTCTTAGGGGCCAGGGGATTGGCGGCGCCATATTAACGGCGGCCAACCCACTTGGCGGCGTGTTCGACAAGCTGCAGCGGCGCGGCAAAGCGGTTGCGGCGGGACCGGCGGGAAACAGGCAGGCTGCAAAACCTCAGGACGAATTTGCCGCCGGAACAGCGCGAGTCCAAGAATCGCGTAAACTTGCAGATCAAATACAGTCGGCTTACCGTGAAGCGTTCAGCCTGCAACGGCAAGCGCATGACTTGCAGCGTGATGGCGCGAAACTAAATAAAGACATTGCTGATTACAGTTACAAAAAAGAACGTGAGATATTCGACTTGCGCCAACAAGCGGCAGAAAAGCAGATTGAGAATAATCGCGCCAGGGCACAAAACCGCATCGAAGGTAGCGATCTAAATGCTCGCCAAACATTTGCGGCGGCTGTTGGCTTTGAACAGCAACTGCTAACAAATGTGCGCGAAGTAGTGCGCTCCAGGAAGGAAGGTGAAGCTGATATTGAGCAGTCAAGAAACAGGCTTGAGCTTGCGATGGCGAAGCTCAATCGTGATGTTGAGGATTACAAGCGCACAAATGCACGCGAAATAGAAGACATTGAGCAACGCAAGCTCTCCTATGTGCGCTCAGTAGAAGATTACAAAATGAAGGTCGCGGATCATGTCCGTGATCGCGCAAGAGAAGCCGCCGATCTAATGCGCCAGGCAATGACGCTGCCTGATATGGGTGCTGCTACTACACCTGGCGGAGCTGCCCGTGCTGGCGCTGTTATGGGGCCATCGAGTGGAACGATTGCGTTTACTGGCGCTACCGGTGTCGGCACCGGACCGCATCTTGACGTGAGATGGGCAGATGGCAGGCCGATAACTTCCGCCGACGCAGATCGTTTTATTCGTGTTGCCGGCAAAGTCCCTTCATCGTTTGGCGTTACCAGCGGCTACGGTCCCCGACGCGCTCCAACTGCTGGCGCTTCCAGCTTTCACAAAGGCGTCGATTTTGGCACGCCTACCGGTACGCCTGTTTCTTTGGTGGGTGGAGCGCGACTTGTCGGGTCAATGACAGAAGCGCAAAGCGGCGGCGGCGGAATAGTTGGGATCATTGACACCCCGATGGGCCAGATGAAGTTATTGCACCTTGAGAAAGTGCTAAAAGGCAATACTCAAGGCCAGACTGCAACACAAATTAGCAACATTCCCGGCCCTAAGTTCAGTCCGGTCCCCATTGGCCCTACCCCTTCTATTGCGCCGGTCAATGCCGCTAACTTGGCGGCACGGCTACAACTTGCCGGCGGAGAAAAAGAAGCGCAACAAATCCTGGAAGAGCAAAATAAGCTCAAACAAAAGGGTATCGAACTTGGCCAGATTGAGCAAATACTACAAGCCAGCCAACTGCCGCAACTCAAGCAACAGGGGGACACCTTAAAACAGCAGATTGAAGCAAGGCAAAGGATTCTTGACCTTAGCGACAATGCTGCTTCAGTTGCTGATATTGAGGCGGAGAGCAAGTCTCGACTTAAGCAGATTGAGCTAGACCGTGTTAGCGCTCTTGCTAACGCCAAAAAGAAGTATGGCGACGATCCTGCAATCGCTAAGCAAATTAACTTTCAAGCTAGCAAAGCGACGGAGATCGCCAAGAATGAAGAGAAACAGCGCCGCACAAACCTTGATCTCAATAATAAGCTGCAAAATCAAGAACGGGCTCGCTCTGCCATCCTGCAACTACAGGAAACATTAGCAACCGGCAAGGCGGAAGCCGCTGCTTTGGAGCGTGGCGAACTTAAGGCG